TTGTCCCTTGAACATAGTTATAAGCTCCACCACCATCTGCGGTAATTACTTGTTCTTTATAAGAATAAGCTGCTGTTGTTTGATCTTTGAACCAAGTTGACTTTGGAATTCCATCTGCTGTAGATGTCCAATCAGTTAAGTTATAAACTACTACTTTGTCGGCATCGAAACCTAATGTTAGGTCGTATTCATTGCCTCCAGAGATTAATTCAAAACTCTTAGTCATTGTTTGACCTTGAAATAAATCTGACATAATCTTGTACTCCTTATGTTATGCTTTTGTAGATAGTAATGTTACTATATGTGAATCGTCTAAGATTGCTGCGTTAAAGTAAGCAGTGAATCCCATTGATTGGAATCTATTCAAATAATCATTGAATCCTAATGGCTTCATAATCATTTCAGTAGAAACTTCATCAAGTCCAACATATCCATAAGCATTTGCACCTACAAAAGTGTTGTTGTATACAGGAGCAGCATCTGTTGACACTTTGACAAGAGTAGATGTAACCCATCTAGCTTCATCAGTAGCTCCAAGTTCTGCTTGTAATACAGCTTCTTGTGCGCCGTATCCTGAAGTTGGGACATAAGAATCTAAAGCTTTAATATCAGGTTTCACTTTAACGTGAGCTGTAACCCAATATGCCGCTTCGATTGGTCCTGTTCCAAATTTTGATGATCCTTCGATAATAGGAGTCATTTTTTCTGTCTCATTTTCGTCTAGATATGCAATAGCACGGTCAACATCTGTTTGAGTTAATTCTGTAATCGCATTTCCATTAGTACCGTTTAAGCAAGAAATTTGAGCTACTGAAGCATCCCAAACATCTCTAGTTACTTTATCTAGCATAATATGCATGCATTGAGATAAATTATCCGCTGTTTCACTTGCTGTATCATCTTCTACAACTAACAATACTTTTCGACCTAAAAGAGTAACTTTTCCAAATTCTTGAACTGTTACCTGAATATCTACTTTAGTAATTGTTTCTGGTGCTGGATCTGAATCTTCAGATAAAACAACTGGGTCAGAATTCATGTTATTCTGTCTTCTGAAAGCCATTGTATCTGTGTTTTTTTGTGGTAAGGTAAATTTTCTACCAAATAAATTGTGAACAGTTCTCTGCTTAGATCTTTTCAATAAAGCTCTATGCGCCCATTTATCACACATTGAACCATAATCTGCTGTTGTTGTTGGTCCTGCCATAATATCTCCTTCTGTGAAACCTTACCTACCTCTACGCTTAGAATTCCTCCACGCATCATATTCTGAATCTGTCATAGTCATTAGATCCACAGATTGATTCATAGCTGCCGCTTTTGGAATCCCTGAAGGTGAGTTCGGGGTGTTCCTTTTTATATCTGTCGGTTTCGCTAGTGCTGCTTTCTGCTTTGGACTTAATTTGTCCATTAATTCCCATGCCTCTTCATATCTATTTGGCGCTGCTTCTATCGCTGAAGCTAAGTTAGGTCTCTTTTTTAAAAAGTTAGCTAATTTTTCATTAATTACGTCTGCTTTCTCTTGGTTCTGACGAATCCATGCCTTCTCTTCAAGATCACGCATGTTTATTTTGTTCTGAGCCTTTAACTGCTTATTAAATTCAGCTTTAGTTATTGGCTCATATTGACTTTCGTCTTCTTCCTCTTGAACAGCAGGCTGTTGCATCTGTTTTAATTGATGCTCTCTATATAGTCTTAATTCTGCTTCAACATCCTGTCTCTTTCTTCGCTCTTTTTGGAGAGCTGCTAAAGGTACATTTTGTTCTCTTGCTTCATCTTGTGTTTCAGAAGTTTCTACTGCTTCTGTTTCTGCAACTGGTGTTTCTTGAATAGTCTCAGGAACCTCATTTAACACCGGTTCTTGCTCTTGTACAGGAACGGTCTCTGTATCCATACTAATTATCCCGTTTAAACGTAAGACAGCCTCTTACGATGGCATAGCGCCCTTTGCTTGTAGGTAGGCGACACCTTTTTTATTAAACTCTACTTTTAACTTCTCACCTGCTTGATTAGGCGCAACCATCCAAAGTAGTTCTTTAAGCCCACGCTTAGGACTAACAAAATAAACCAACGTATTAGATCGAAAGCCCGGAAGCTTTCTTGTTAGTTTTGGTTCACTAACTTTAAATACAGTGGGATCGACTCTGTCAAACATTGCGTGTATTGTTAAAAAATAGTTCGAATTACTCTTGACTGAACTAACTGTTCTCTCCACTAAATCATTTATAGTTTTCTTTAACGATGTCTTCTCATCGATAAAACGCTGTGGAAGGATTAAATTAGACTCTGGGTCTTGCATCATTCGTGTTGACATACTTAATTACATTCCACTTTTGCCACGCAATGAATCACATTGTGTGTGAGCTTTTTGCATAAGTCTGTTTGCTTTTTGCGCATCAGGGTTTGAAGAAGGACCACACATAGAACTTGTTTTCCTAGGTGCTTTAACTGGATTATCCTTAGTACTATATAATCCTTTTCCTGTTGTCATACTTGATTTCTTCATATATCCTCCTAAGATTTATGATTGGGGTTTAATAGATGGTACTTTTGAAGCCTCAATATCAGATTCAGCATCAACTTGAGCATCTACCATCTGTTTTTCTTGTAGCATTTGAGCGTGCATGTTGTTAATTACATCTAAAGCCTGAACTAATCTATCTTCATGTAATTTAGAAATCTCAACTGCTGTCTTTGCTCTGTTTAGATCTGCTTGAGCTAAATTTTGAACCGCTTCTGAAGATCTTTCCATTCTTAAGCCTTCGTTTGCATCTGCTCTTGTGCCTCGCTCATGAGCTAATGCATTCTTCTCATTCGCAGTTGCTTCAACTAATGCATCTTGTTTCGCTTGAATTTCTTGTTCTTGCTGTTGTTTTTGCTCTTGCTGTTTCTGAATAGCTTCCTCAAGATCTGTTTTGCCCGCCATTTGTAATGCTTTAACAATTTCAGCTTCAGGAACATCAACAATCTGCTCACGTTTCAAGTTAACAAGTTCGTAGTAGTAAGCATCTTTCTGTGATTTGGATCTCACACCTTCTTTAACTACAGCATCATATTGCTCAAATTCTTTTTCATAGAATTGTTCTGAAGGCTCTTCACCAAGAATACGCTTAACTTTTCCGGGAGGATAATGATGTTGAATTGCTTGTAGAGCTAATCCACCAATCACTTTTTGTGAAACTGCTACGTTATCCATAATCTTTCTATTAGATCTTAAGCCTTGAGCTATTCTTACTTCGGCAAGACGGCCAGAAACTTGAGTATTACCGCCCTCATCTACGCCTAGAACAGACTCATTAATATTAGATAAGGTTAATGTCAAGTCATCCAAAACTTTCTGGTATTCAATTAAAGTCGGATTAGCTGTGCCACCACTTAGTTCTTGAACAGAGTCCAAACCTTGCGGTGCATTCTCAGGATCGACCCCAACCAATTTGTTTTGTCCTGATTGTTGTAGATCTTTTACGTCTGGTACAGAACCTAGTAGGTACTTAAATCCAGTTGATATCGTGCTATCCATCATATCCACAATCTTCATATGACGTTTATTGAATTGTCGTTGGGCTGAATAACTGGTAGCCGCTAATCCTTGAAATCTTAAAGATGGATCCCATATGCTGGGTTCCATGTAACATAATATTGGAGCAAATGGAAAAGTTTGGTTGATGCCTGTCTTGTCTTCGCCTGTATAAACTGGGTGTCCATTCAACATTATGTTTAATTCTACATAATCTCGGTCAACTGTCTGAATTGAGACTATCGGAGGCAATTGAGACTTGTCTATATCCATCATTTCAGCCTCTTCATGAAGCTTTAGAAGTCTATTTATTCCAAACTTTAACTTGTCTTTCTCTTCTTTAGGTAAATCCGTGATATCTCTGTAATATGCGCTTTGTTCATCAACTAAAAATGTTCTGCTCTTAGTTATTCGTCTGTAATATTGATCATATGCTAATAAATTTCTGTTTCTACTCAATACTGTGAAATTTGGATGATATGATAAAAACTTATCGTCTCTAAATGATGTTTGTATGTCTTTTATTTGCTTAGGATCAACAAAAGGCAGTAATCTACCTACTAAGTTTCTATCTATTAAATCTCGAGTTATTGCAAAACTACAATCTTTTAAATCT